AGCAGTAATTCGTGTCTTTGATAATGATGGCTCTTGGAATCCACAGAACACATCCTCAATCTATTATCCTTACCTTGTACCGCTGCGCAAGATTCGTGTATCAGCTACGACAGCTACAGCTCAGGAGTTCTTGTTCTCAGGATATACAACTGAGTACAGATATTTTTACGACCAAGCTGAAAACGTAGGATACGTTGATATCTACGCGGCTGATGCGTTTCGTTTGTTCAACTTGGCACAGGTCACAACTGTCACAGACTCAGGAGCAGGACAGGCAACCGGCACACGCATAGGTAAGATACTAGACCAAGTAGAATTCCCAGCAAGCATGAGAACTATCTCGACAGGACAATCTCTATGTCAAGCAGACCCGGGAACATTAAGAACTTCCCTAGATGCAATTAAGAATGTTGAATTGTCAGAAGGCATAGGAGCGTTCTACATGGACGGCTTAGGCACAGCAATTTTTAAGAGCCGCAACCAAGTAGCCTCTTCAATCTCTGGCACTCCTATTGAGTTTAACCAGACCGGCGGTATTCCCTACAAGAACCTAGTCTTTGCCTTCGATGACAAGCTTATTATTAACAAGGCTAGTATGCAGCGCATAGGCGGCACAGCACAGGTCTATATCAACTCTGCCAGTGCCACTAAGTACTTCCAGCATCAGTACTCAGCACAAGACCTAGTAATTGACACAGATGCCAATGCCCTTAACATTGCCGCAACTTATGTGGCAACTAGGGCTGAGACGACAATCCGCATTGATGCCATGACTGTTGACCTATTAGACACAGCAGTACCCACTGACACAATGATTGGCTTGGACTACTTTACCAACGTCAGAATCTCAAACATACAGCCAGACGGCTCAACCATAGTCAAGACCTTGCAGGTGCAGGGATTGAAGTGGGAGATTAGCCCAAACGCAATGCAAGTTACAGTTACAACACTTGAGCCCATAGTCGATGGATTCATTATAGACAGCGCAGAACGCGGTATAATTGGCGTGAGCGCGATGACTTACTAGGAGATATAAATGGCAACAGGCTTTCCAGCAGCAACCGGAGACATCCTCACAGCAGGTATGTTTAATGGTCTAGTGACCTTTACAGTCGATGCTGATGCTACAGCAGACTACACAGCAGTCCTAGATGACGCTTACCAAGTCCTAGTGCCTATGAACAAGGCAACAGCAGTAGCCTTTAAGATTCCTACTAACGCCTCTGTAGCCTTCCCGGTAGGTACAGCAATCACAATCCTTAACAAGGGTGCTGGACTTTGCACAATCAGCGCAGTTACTTCTGGCACGACCACAGTCCTTTCAGCCGGTGCAGTAGCAGCTTCTCCTACCTTGGCTCAATACAAGACAGCGGTCTGCATCAAGACTGCTACAGATGTTTGGTACGTTGCCGGTGGTATTGCATAGTGATTGGAGCAATCACAGCAGGTGTATTAGGTTTTCAAGCAATTCCTCAAGTTCTTGAATACCTTGTAGTAGCCGGAGGAGGAGCAGGTGGCGGCGGACAAACTGGCGGATATATTTCTGCTGGCGCTGGCGCTGGCGGATATCGCACAGCTTCGGGTTTTGCTTTTAGTCTTGCAACAAACTACACAGTTACCGTTGGTGCAGGTGGAGCAGCTTCATCAAGCAATTTTGGCGGCAATGGTAACGATTCTGTATTCAGTACAATTACATCATCAGCAGGTGGTGGTGGAGCAGGATGTGGTTTTAGTAGCCCTTCACATAACGGGCGCAACGGCGGCTCCGGTGGTGGTTCTGCCATTGAAGTTGGCGGAGCAGTCGGAACAATCGGAACAGGTAATTCAGGTAGTTATTCACCAGTTGAAGGCTTTAATGGTGGGTTAGGTAATGCATCTGGTTACGGCGGAGCAGGTGGTGGTTCAAGCGCTGCTGGACAATCAGCACCACAGCCTTCGGGAGCAGGATTTAATCGCGCCGGTGGCGCAGGAACAGCTAATAGTATTTCAGGCTCAAGTGTTACTTATGCAACAGGTGGCAATTCTGGAAACAGTCCATTTGATTCAGCCCCAATCGCAGGTGGAGCAAACACAGGAAACGGCGGTTCAGGAGTAAGCTCATCCGCTTCCGCTAAAGCTGGCGGCGCAGGTGGTTCAGGCGTTGTGATTTTGTCTTACAGCTCATCTTTCACAATCACAATTGGTGCTGGTCTAACCGCATCAACGGCAACAGTTGGCGCAAACAAAGTAACAACCATCACTGCTGGCACAGGAAATGTGAGTTTTGCATAATGGCACACTACGCGTTTTTAGAAAACAACATTGTTACAGAAGTCATTGTTGGTGTTGATGAAACAGAACTTATTGAAGGCTTATCTCCTGAAGAATGGTACGGAAACTTCAAAGGTAAAACCTGCATACGCACCTCTTACAATGGCAACATTCGCTATAACTATGCAGGAATAGGTTATTCATACGATTTAGTAGACGATGCTTTTATACCGCCAATGCCTGAATGTGGTCATGGCACGTTACTACTTAACTCTCAAAAGCGATGGGAGTGTACAGACTGTGAAACCATTGCTGTGCAAAGCAGCCCAACAGCTTAGGCTGCAAGTCGATGATACTTACCCAGATAGAGATAGAGCCTCCGATGGTTGGATTGGCGACGCTCGTCACGCAGCACGTCCTTCTGACCACACACCTGATGCAGAAGGTATCGTCAGAGCCATTGATATTGACAGGGATTTGGCTGGACGGGCAAAGCCTGACCTCATGCCTGACCTTGCGAATCAGATTCGACTCGCGGCGAGAGCTGGAGATAAGAGAATTAGTTACATTATATTCAATCACAAAATCTGCTCCAGAAAATCCTTATGGCGTTGGGTCGCTTATCGTGGAATCAATCCGCATACTAAGCATTGCCATGTGTCTTTTACCAAGAAGGGCGATGCAGATAGCTCGTTCTTTAATATCCCAATGTTAGGCGGCACAGCATGAACATGAAGCACCCGGCAATACTTTCAGTAGGAGCGTTCCTAGCAGTATGGGGAACGACCTCTAACTTCTCACTTGACTATCGTGCAATCTTGGGCGCAGTCGTAGCTGGCGTATTTGGATACGCATCACCTAAACGATGACCGCGCAGGACTACGCGGCACTATCAGTCGCTATCATCTCAATCCTTGGCGGCGTTGCAGCTTATGTCCAGTTTATGATTAAGCACTACTTGTCAGAACTTAAACCCAACTCAGGCTCAAGCATTAAAGACCAAGTTTCAAGATTAGAAACGCGTGTCGATACCATAATTGAGATGTTAGGTAAGTAACACTTATCCTATGGCTAAGAAAAAGGTCATAGACCTCGATACCTACAGCGCGTTAGACGCGTATGCCATCTCAATGAATGAGTTTTACAAATCCTTACGCAAGGCCGGCTTTGCAGTTGATTTAAGCCTAGCAATTATTACTGATAGAGATGCTTATCCTGACTGGATTCTGCCTGAACTTCCTAATCGAATAGACAATATCCCATACGACGACGAGGACGACGATTAAGAGGATTGTAATACTCTCGGACTTGCAAGTGCCTTTCGAGGACGTGCATGTAGTCCGTAACATTGCCAAGTTTCTAGGCACTTTCAAGCCAGACCAAACAGTCACTATTGGTGACGAGATTGACTTTCAGACCATAAGCAAGTGGTCAGAGGGCACACCTCAAGCCTACGAGCAGAGCCTCGGCGATGACAGAGACCGATGCGTTGAGCTTTTATGGGAGTTAGGCGTTACCGATTGCATACGCTCTAACCACACAGACCGGCTTTACAACATCATCATGAAGAAAATTCCCTCATTTCTATCTTTGCCAGAGCTGCGCTTTGAGAAATTCATGAAGTTTGATGAGCTAGGCATAACCTTTCACAAGAACCCAATGCCCATAGCACCCGGCTGGATTGCGGTGCATGGAGACCATACGCCTATTAAACCTCATGGGGGTCTATCAGCCCTAGAAGCAGCCCGTAGGCATGGCAAGAACGTTATCTCAGGACATACTCACAGAGCAGGGCGTAGCGCCTTCACAGAGGCCTCTGGAGGCCGCATAGGGCGTGTTCTGCATGGCGTTGAGGTAGGCAATCTAATGGACTTTAGACAGGCCGGGTACGTCAAGGGAACGGCTAACTGGCAGCAAGCGTTTGCCATCATGTATGTGCAGGGCTCAAGCGTACAGGTGGACATTATTAACATTGAGAAGAACGGCACGTTTATAGTCCAAGGCA